CCGTTATCGGTTCAACTGCTGACGGTCTACTTATTCAAAATGAAGACCATTACTACGCTCAACTAAACGGAGGAACCGCGCCCGGCGTCCTGTCTACAGGACTAACTGGTGCTGACGGTTCAGAAACCATTTGGTTTGCCTCTAAATATCCCGGCGACTTAGGTAACTCACTTAAAGTTTCTATGTCCGACCAACACACTTCAGTGTTTGGACCGACCGCCGAGGCTGGTGCAGGTATTACTGCTACCGAGGGACTAAACTACCTCAAACTTCCTTCGTATGGTGCGCCAGGTTCAACGAACGATATTCTTGGTGAAGTTGCTGTTGGTGACCATATTGCCCTATCAAGCGGTACTTATACAGTAGTTGGATTTAGTGGTGGTACAAAAGCGTCAGTAGATACAATGGGTGTTCCTGGCGGACACACCACTGGACACAGAACCGAAACTGCGGTTTACGATTCAATTCTCCTCCACAAGAATATTATTAGTGGAGATGGTTGTGCAGGTTGCACAGCAACCGTAACTTGGGCACATGCCGGTAGTTTCGGAAGAAGTCCCGATACATCAACTGATGCAGATAAGTACGGTGCAAAATTCGACGAAGTAGACATTGCAGTTATCGACGAATTAGGATTGTTCTCTGGTGCAAGAAATACAGTTCTTGAAACATTCTCTGCTTCTAAAGCATTCGATGCCAAGAAGTTTGACGGCACTGGTAACTACTATGTAAATGTTATTAACAAACAATCACAGTATATTTGGTGGGGAGACCATCCAGATGACTTGAATACTGTTACTGGTTTATCTGGCGGCGGAGAAGGAAGAAACTGGGGTGGATTGCTTGCAAATGTCAAGGGTGGTACAGTGGATGCCGATGGTAAGAGTGGTATAACCTTTGAAAGATTGACTCGTAACTTCTACGGTTCTGCTCTTGGTGGTAACGATGGTGGACAAACCAACAACGCTTACCTCTACGCTGGACTTTCTGGTGGATATGACTTGTTTGAAGATGCAGAAACCGTTGATGTCAACCTAGTTCTTGGTGGACCAGCAGAAGCAACTCTCGCTGGAAAACTCATTGACCTAGTTGATGCTCGTAAGGATGCAATTGCATTCCTTTCACCACTAAGAAGCAATGTTGTTGAACGACCTAATGCAACAACCGCACAAGCGGCCGCAGTAGATTATTACAACAACACTCTTAATAAGTCATCTTCATACGGTGTCTTCGATAGTGGTTGGAAGTATCAGTATGACCGATACAACGACCTTTATCGTTGGGTGCCTCTGAACGGAGATATTGCAGGACTTACTGCAAGAACAGAGAACACTAACGATGCTTGGTGGAGCCCCGCAGGTTTCAACCGTGGACAAATCCGTAATATCGTAAAACTTTCTTACAACCCACGAAAGGCTCATAGAGATAACTTGTATAAGAACAATCTCAACCCTGTAGTTGCCTTCCCAGGCGAAGGAACGATTCTTTTCGGAGATAAGACTATGCAGAGAAAGCCCAGTGCATTCGACAGAATCAATGTGCGCCGACTCTTCATTGTTCTTGAGAAAGCAATCGCAACTGCCTCTAAGTACCAACTCTTCGAGTTTAACGATGAGTTTACTCGTTCTAACTTCGTAAATATGGTTGAACCATTCTTGCGAGACATTCAGGGACGAAGAGGTATTACCGATTTCCGTGTTGTGTGTGACGAGACTAATAACACTGGTGAAGTAATTGATCGCAACGAATTTGTTGCAGACATCTTCATCAAGCCTGCTCGTTCTATCAACTTCATCCAACTTAACTTCATAGCAGTACGAACTGGTGTGGACTTCGAGGAAATCGCAGGAGTTTAAGAAAAAACTTGGTATTTGGTGGGGCGAGTTCGCTCGCCTCACCTAAATACTTCCAAAGGAGATACTAATGGACCTTAATGAATTTAAATCACAAGCACTCGCCGCTGGCGGAGCAAGAGGAAACCTCTTCGAAGTAGAAGGGGCAATCGGAGACAATTCTGATGATGGACTGTTGAAGTTTATGTGTAAGTCTGCCTCTATTCCAGAAATGACCGTCGGCGAAATCAAAATACCCTGGCGCGGCAGAGAATTTAAAATTCCAGGCGACAGAACTTATGGTGATTGGGAAATTACCATCATCAGTGATGCCGCATTCGACCTTAGAAATAAGTTTGAACAATGGAATGACAAATTCCAGCACACATTTAGCAATGTTTCCGATGTAAAAAACATCGATACACCAAACTTCCAAGATTGGAATATTTATTGGCTACAAAGAGATGGTTCTAGAAGCAACGCCAGAAAATATAAGTTTGTTGGTTGTTGGCCAAAGACTGTCGGTGCAATCGAAGTCGCTTTTGACAATAATGATAACCTTGCAGAATTCCCTGTAACTATGTCATACCAGTGGTGGCAGCAAGCAAGGTCTACCGATGGACCTGGCTCATAAGTAAAAAAACAATAGTAAAAAGGATATATTATGCCAGTTGATTTTTTTGGATTTACTATTGGGAGAAAGAAGGACGCGAATAAAGTTGGTTTAGAATCAACTATTCGTCGGCCTGTTTCCTTTGTCCCACCTGATTTTGATGATGGTGCAACTACCATTGAGGCCGGAAACTTTTTCGGTCAATATGTCGATTTTGATGGAAACATCAGAAACGATATCGAACTTATCAAACAATACAGAGCAATGTCCCTACATGCTGAAGTAGAGAGTGCAATTGATGATATTGTCAACGAAGCAATCGTTCAAGATGATATCAAAAAGACTGTACAAATGGACTTAGAACATGTAGATTTGCCTGATGCTGTTAAAAACAAAATGCAGGATGAATTTGACCACATATTAAAACTTTTGCGGTTTAGTGTTAGAGGATATGAAATTTTTAAAAAGTGGTTTGTTGACGGAAAAAGTTATTTTCATGTTGTAATTGATGATAAACAAGAAAAGAAGGGCATTCAAGAACTGCGTCCCATCGATTCTACAGCAATTAGAAAAATTAGAAAAGTAGAAAAAGAAACAACCGAAGATGGCATTAAAGTTATTGTTGATGTAGAAGAATTCTTTGTATATACAGAGCAAGAGAAAGATGATAGATTAGGCGACCCAATGGGAGCCCAAGAAGGACTTAAAATTCATCCCGATTCTATCATCTATTTTCATTCTGGAATGTTTGATGTTGACAAAAAAAGGGTTTATGGAAATTTACATAAAGCAATTAAACCATTAAATCAACTTAGAATGATTGAAGATGCTGTTGTGATTTACAGAATCGCAAGAGCGCCAGAAAGAAGAATCTTCTATATTGATGTCGGTTCTCTTCCAAAGAATAAAGCAGAACAATATCTTCGTGATATTATGAATCGCTATCGAAATAAACTAGTATATGATGTAAATACTGGAGAAATTCGTGACGATAAAAAGCACATGTCGATGCTTGAAGATTTCTGGTTACCTCGTCGTGAAGGCGGTCGTGGTACAGAAATCGATACCCTATCTGGTGGTGAAAACCTCGGTGAGATGGAAGATGTCGAATACTTCAAGAAGAAACTATATCGTGCATTAAGTGTACCAATCAGCAGACTTGAACCCGACAGTGGATTTAATATGGGTCGTTCTTCTGAAATTCAGCGTGACGAACTTAAGTTCTTCAAGTTTATTGAAAAGCAAAGGCAAAAATTCTCAGAACTTTTCTTGCAAACACTAAGAGTTCAACTTCTTCTTAAAGGAATTATGAAAGAAGAAGATTGGCTGAAAATTCAAGATGATGTTATGTTTGACTTTGCAAGAGATTCGTACTTCACCGAACTAAAGAATAATGAAATTCTTACAGAACGAATGAATCTTTTACGAGAGATGAATGACCATATTGGTAAATATTATTCTATTGAATGGATTAGAAAGCATGTTCTACATCAGACTGAAGAAGAAATGAAGGATATGGACCAAGAAATTCAAGCAGAAAGAGAAAAGGGACTCATAACTACTGGTACAGAGGAGTATTATTGATGTCATCAAAATCCTTTAAAGAGTTTACAGAGGCAACAGAGAAACCTGCACCCGCTCCTGCACCAACAGAAGCAGAATTGACACCCGATTCGGCAGAAATTGCTCTTGACCCAAGACTAGAAAAAGAAATCTTTATCGATTCCTTTGAAATTAATGGGTCAAAGGTTATTATTAAATCATTAGGATTGGGTGCTACTAAACCTGTTGTTGTTTATATTGATGATAAGCGTTGGGAAGTTTTTCCTGGTCCAAAAATTGCAAAGCGAGAAGCAAGACGACATATTAAAAAGGGAAAAGGAATTAAAAAAGAAAGCATTGATGCTGAATTTGAATCCTTCCTATCTGAAGCGGTATTAACAAAATCAGAAGTGCAAAAATGGATTAAAAAGAACAAGAGAAAATATAACGACAGCACAGAAGCAGCCTTTGCCGTTGCAACTGAATTTGGTATGGAAGATGAACTTGAAAATGAAAAACACTGGATGTGGCCTCTTTTAAAGAAATTATACAAAGAATCATATGAAGAGCCATTTTTCAATATGTTGGAATCTAAATCCTTTTCCCTTCAAGATGGAACAAGAATTAATATAAATGAAGATGTGTGCGACAAGGTAAAACTTGTATATGAGTATTTAGATAATAATAATAAAAACCGTTTCAGAGATGCGTTTTGTATAAATAAAGAAAACTATAACAAAGTCATAACTTTTGTGAAAGAACAAACTAAAGGAATTTAATATGCCAGACAATGAAGCCAATATCGACTGGACGACAGACCCAATTACTACTGACGATGTAATTGCCCAAATAAAAGCAAAGAGTTTTGACGCTGCAAGAGATAGTGTACAAAATATCTTATATAAAAAGTCTGGTGAGGCAGTTGCTCAAAAGAAAATAGAAGTATCAAAATCAATTGGTAAGCCAGATGCAAGTGCTGATATTGTTGATTTTTCAGAACCTTCTGACGATACACATACACCAACAACTAGCGAGGAATGAAATGAGACTCATAACAGAAACAACCGAAGATGTAAAATACATCGTGGAAAAAAATGAAGAGACTGGAAAGAAAAGCCACTTCATTGAAGGTATCTTTATGCAATCGGAAACAAAGAACCGAAATGGCAGAATGTATCCCAAAAAGACTCTTATGAAGGAAGTTTCTCGTTATACTAAAGAACTGGTTAAGAGTAAAAGAGCAATGGGAGAACTTGGTCATCCAGAAGGACCAACTCTTAATTTAGAAAGAGTTTCCCATATTATTACTGAACTTAAAGAAGACGGCGATAATGTTACAGGAAAAGCGAAAGTATTAGATACTCCCTACGGGAATATTGTAAAGAATCTAATCGATGAAGGCGCACAACTGGGCGTTTCTTCACGCGGTATGGGTTCTCTTAAGAAAAACGATGATGGTGTCAATGAGGTACAAGAAGACTTTATGCTTGCTGCTGTTGATATCGTTGCAGACCCTTCTGCACCAGAAGCCTTTGTAAATGGCGTTATGGAGGGCAAGGAATGGATATGGGAAAATGGCATTCTTCAGCCTAGAGTGATTGAAGCGTATAAAAGAGTATTAACCAGAGCAGATAAAGGAACTATTGAAGAAGCCAAACTGCTTGTATTTAAACATTTCTTGTCTAATTTTTGAAAAATATACATATAGTAGCAATTTAAATAGTCAAAGGAGATTCCAATGTCCGAACAAGACATCCTAGAAGTAGCAAAGAACATTCTTGAGAACGATGCGAACGAAGCAGAAGTTCTCGATGAAGCACCAGAATTAACACCCGCACCTGCGGAAGTAACGCCCAAGAAGAAGGGTTCGGTTAATGTTGACGCAAAGGGCGAGAAGCCTGATGAGTCGCCGTCTGTAAATACTGATAGTATTGAAGACGAAGATATTTATCGTTCAGATGGTGCAGGTGCTAAAGTTATTGAACCAGATGCAGGCGAAGATGCTGAAGGAACAAACAAGGCAACAGTTGCAACTAAACCTTCTTCCGCAGCCGCAACAGCAGAGCATATGGATGCTCTATTCGGTGGTGAAGACCTTTCAGAAGACTTCCGCAATAAGGCAACCGTTATCTTTGAAGCCGCACTCGCAGAGCGTGAAGAAGCACTTCGCACAGAAATTCAAGAGTCGTTTGATGTTGCTCTTGCAGAAGAAACTGAACGCATCTCAACAGAACTTTCAGAAAAACTTGATGATTATCTAAACTATGTTGTTCAAGAATGGCTAGAAGATAATCAAATCGCAATTGAACACGGACTAAAGAATGAAATTTCTGAGTCATTTATTGCTGACCTCAAGAATCTCTTTGAAAATCACAACATTGAAGTTCCAGAAGATAGATTTGATGCTCTTGCTGAAGCCAATGAAAAAATTGAAACACTTGAAAGTAAATTGAACGAACAACTTGAGTCTAATGTTAATCTTACAAAGAATAACTCTGAACTCGAATGTGTCAAGGTTTTTAATGAACTAACTGGAGACCTAACAGACACAGATACCGAAAAACTTCGTTCTCTCGCAGAAGGCCTTGAGTTTGAAAGCACAGAACAATACACCGAAAAACTTGCTCTTCTTAAGGAAAGTTATTTTAATCGGCCTGTAGAAGAAACTACAGATACTGAAGAAAATACCCTTGCCGAAGAAGCACCAGTTTATGGTGGAATGATTAACGATTATGTAAGTAATATTAGCCGTCATGCTTCTGTGCCGAGAAAAGGCAAGAAGTCGTAAATACGGATTTGTATAAATAACAAGAACTACTTTTAGTAAAAAGTATTAAATCAAAATTTCCCAAGGAGAAGTAAAATGGAAGACAAAGCATTACTCGCTGAACAACTTCAGAAGAAGTGGCAGCCGGTCATTGAGCATCCTGACCTTCCCTCTATCGAAGATAGTTATCGCAAGAATGTAACAACCATCCTCCTAGAGAATAACGAGCAGGCAATGCTACAAGAAGCGACCCCCACCAATGTTATGGGTGTGGGTGGTTCACCTCACTATAGCCAGGCAGGCAATGTAAAGACATTTGACCCTGTACTTATCAGTCTTGTTCGCCGTTCAATGCCTAACCTAATGGCATATGATGTTTGTGGTGTTCAACCAATGACTGGTCCTACAGGACTCATCTTTGCAATGCGAGCCAAGTACGCAAGCCCAACTGGTACGGAAGCATTCTACAATGAAGCCGATACCGATTTCGGTGGAACTTCCGATGCAGTCGCTGCCGGTGGTTCTGCTGCTGACGAAGGCGCTCACGGTGGTACTGACCCACTATCTGGTAATGCTACAGCAGTAGATTACTTACACGGTCGTGGTATGTATACCAACCAAGCAGAAGGCAAAACACCTGCTCAAATGGCATTCAGCATTGAGCGTGTAGCAGTCGAAGCAAAGACTCGCGCCCTCAAGGCAGAGTACTCAATCGAACTCGCTCAGGACCTCAAGGCTGTTCACGGACTTGATGCAGAAGCAGAACTCGCTAATATTCTTAGCACTGAGATTCTTGCTGAAATCAACCGCGAAGTCATTCGTACTATCTACTCGCAAGCAAAACTTGGTTGCGACCAACCTGACCTTGCTGTAGGTACAACTGCACACGGATATACCGTCGATGGAGAATCTGCTAACTTGACCAGTGGTGTATATGACCTACTCAAGGATTCCGATGGTAGATGGAGTGCTGAAAAGTTCCGTGGACTTATGTTCCAAATCGAACGCGAAGCAAATGTCATCGCTAAGGAAACTCGTCGAGGTAAGGGTAACATCGTAATCTGCTCCGCAGATGTCGCTTCTGCCCTATCAATGAGTGGTATTCTTAACCACGATGCCGCATTCGGCAACCTAGTAGTTGACGATACTGGTAACACTTTCGTTGGTGTACTCAATGGACGCACAAAGGTATATGTTGACCCATATTCCAGTGCAGACTTTGACTATGTTTGTGTAGGATATCGCGGAGAAAGCCAGTATGATGCTGGAATTTTCTACTGCCCATATGTCCCACTCCAGATGGTACGCGCCGTTGACGCTGATAGTTTCCAGCCACGAATCGGGTTTAAGACTCGATACGGAATGGTAGACAATCCATTCTCCCGTGGCACGAACGCAGCCCACGATGGTATTGGTGCCCGTCGAGAAAATGTTTACTACAGAATCTTCCGTGTTAAGAACCTACACGGTATCAACGCTAACGCAACTGCCGCTGGTTGATAAGTAGTAACTAAGATACGATTGAAATAGGGGAGTCCTTCGGGACTCCCCTTTTCTTTATACATACTATAGGAGAATTATTCTATGGCAGAAAACAGAACAAATAGCCGTTCTTCTAGAACTACTTGGCGAACCCACCCCGCAATAATAGGTTCGGGTGTATATCTAACTGGTACTGGTGGTATTTCTGGTCCTGCCGAAGACCAATTATTTGGATATGATGGACTGACACAAGACTATTCTGCTAGAAATGTAGATAATCTAAATCCTCTTTTACCAACATATTTTCAATTTTCACTAAAAAGATGTCCTGCCGTAACATATTTTTGTCAAAGTGTAAATCTGCCTGGCATAAATGCCACACCAATTCCACAGCCAACTAGATTTGTGGGAATTCCCCATAGCCCTGGCATTCCAGAATTTGATGATTTGAATATTAATTTTGTAGTAGATGAAAATCTAAGTAATTGGCTAGAAATATATAACTGGATAAGGTCTACTGTTACCACAAAAGACCATACAGAATACGAGAACGCAAAAGAACATTACTCAGATGCCACTCTAAGTATTTTAAATAGTGCAATGTTGCCAAAAATTAGAATATCATTTAACAACCTACTTCCAACAAGCCTTTCTGCATTAGAATTTGATAGTACAACGACAAGCCCAGATGCTTTAATTGCCAGTGCCACTTTCCGTTATACTACCTATGAAATAACAAAATTATCTTGACTGGCTAGGGCTTTGCGTATATAATTAATGATAATTTGTGGAGTGAATGTATGCGTTTTGACGATATAAGAAGTATGGTTTCTAAAGATATGGTTATTGATGATAGCGAACTTGACCTAGAATCTCTTAAAATACCACAATTACATAATAAGTACCTCAACCTCTTTCACGACGAAAGAATACTTTTAAGAAAATTAGAGGCTGATAGGCGTGAACTTGTTCGTGATAAGTGGGAGTTTTATTCTGGCAAAATAAGTCAGGAAAAACTAGAAGAAAGAGGATGGGAGCCATTTCTTCTCAAAATTCTCAAACAAGATTTGGACATGTACATTCATTCTGATCCTGATGTCACACTAATAGACGACCGTATTACCCTACAAAAAGAAAAGGTAGATTATCTTGCATCTATAATTAAAAGCATTTCTGGTCGTGGTTGGGAAATAAAGAATGCTATTGAGTGGAGGAAATTTACTAGTGGCATATGATATACAAAATGACCCTGCACACGGTATATATTTTAGACAATTATATCTTTACGCAATGAACCATTCAAATGACCCATCAACACAAAATGCCGCACTATTAACAGATGACGGTTCTGGTATCATTGCAATGGAGTGCAACAACATTCCAAAAAAGGTAATTGATAAAGATGAAAGATGGGAGCGTCCAGACAAATACCATTATGTCGAACACGCAGAAAGAAATGTTCTCTATAAAGCGGCACTAATGGGTATGTCTACTATGAACTTGACAATGTATTGTCCTTGGTATTCTTGTTCAGATTGTGCAAGAGCAATTATTCAGTGTGGTATAAAGAGAGTAATAGGACATAAAGAATATTTTGATAGAACACCAGACAGGTGGAAAGAATCTTGTGGAATTGGCATAGAAATGATGCAAGAAGCAGGAATTGAATGTTTAATCTGGTCAGGAGTTATTGGTGGGAGAACTACTATTCTTGTGGATGGTAAAGAATTTTCACCATAAATAATGTATGAGTGATTTGACTGTAGAATACAAAGACTCTGTACATATATCTGTAGATTGTGATAGAGGTATTGCACAAGAACTCTCTGAGTATTTTACCTTCAAAGTTCCTGGCTATCAATTTATGCCTTCATATCGTAATAAGATGTGGGATGGAACTATCAAATTATACAACATATACAAGCAAGAATTATATTCCGGCTTAGACCAATATGTAAAACATTTTGCCGATGAGCGGGGGTACTCAGTAGAATATAAAAG